CAGGATAAGAGCTACCATAAGTACCAACAGGAACGATAGCATCAGCACCCATCTTAGCAATGAACTCAGGGCAAGCAAAGATCACGGGCTGGCCATAGGCACGCACGATGGTCATCAGCTTAACCATTTCATCACTATTCCAAGCACCTTTATACTTGTTAGTAGCAGGCATATTGTCATAAGCAGCTACGAGAGCGCGCTCAACTTCCACATACACCGCATTAACAAGACCTTCGGTCACGATACCAACAACTTCAGCAAGAGACTCAGCGCCGTCCAGCATACGTTCGAAGTCGATTGTAGCACCGCCACCAACGGCATGTCCACCGAGTTCAAATGTCTCGCTGTCAAGACGGAATGTCTCATAAACACCACTCAGACCAACCTGAGTAAGGAACTTCTTCGCACGAGCACGACCGAGCTTTTTACGGAACATGGCCTTCTGGCCCTGACCAACGGTACGAACTTCAGCGAACTGGCCGATAGCGGCCTGAACATCACGAGGAAGAATCTCGTCAATAGACTCGATGATAATATCATAGAGATCGTAACGATTCTTCATGAACTGGTTGTAAGAACCAGCAAACTCCTTAAGACCATCAGCGAAAGCGTCATTAACGTTCTCAACAGTGAACTCAGCAGGAGCAGTACCCTTAACGGCATGAAGGGCAAGTTCTCTTAATTCATTAATAGTCATTATTCTTTACCCTCCCTAAATTACACGGACAGAACCTGAAGTTGGAACGCATCCTGACCATCAGGCATAGTTGTCTTTTTAATGACCTGGATCACAGGGCCAACAGAGTCAGCCTCAGAGCCAAGTACAACAGCACCCTGGGTGCCAACAGCCGCGTAAACAACGTCGCCAGAACCAAGAGCAGAAACAACAGCAGAAACGCTTGCGTAATCGCCAAGGTCAACGCAGTTTGTGGTCCAAAGATCACCAGCGGCAAGATAACCAACACGAGGCATAAAGTCCTGACCAGCAGCACCTTTAGGTCCAGACAGGAAGAAGTTCTTCAGACCGGGCTTGCGCTCGTCATACATATGCTCAGTTGTATAGTTCAGCGCATAAAGCTGATTTGCTTCAGAAGCATCCGCGAAAGTGATCTTGTGCTCTGCTTTCTTCACGCGCAGGATCATACCATTCTCACAAGGAACAGCACTGGTAAAAGCAGCAGTATCAAGAGCGCACTGGGCCTCAATGCGGCCATCACGACGGAATGCAACATTGTTCAGCTCTACTTGGCCGAAACCATCAATACTCATTCTAGCCATATTTAAATAGCCTCCCAATTATTTCTTGTATTTGGATAAAATAGCAGTTAACCCATCAAGCTGGGTGTCTTTCGGGGCAATGCCCTCATCAGTATTCTTATTACTGAAAATAGAAGAATTACTCTTCTTTAACTCGTAAGCCAGCCGCATATCAAGTTCTTCAACACTATAGTCTCCAATATTCTCACGATAACCGTTAAGAACATCTTCAGCTAAATGCTCGGAGTACTCATCAATCACAGCTTCCTTTTCGCGAGTCTCTACTGAAAGCTTATACTCTTTCAGAGAAGCTAGTTCTTCATTCAAAGAATTGATTGTATTATTGGCAGTCTCAATCTGAGCGGTAAACTCATTGATCTGCTCAACACTATTATCTCTCTCTGTTTCTAAAGTAGAAACGGAGTTAGTTAACTCTTCAATTTTGGCGGAAAATTCAGAAACTTTTTCAAAATTCTCCTTCGCATTTGTCAGCTCTTCACTGACTAACTCATAAGTGTCGCCGTTGAGTGCGCGCAGCGTATTGATCGTATTCATCTCAGATTCAGTTACATCAATAACATAGCACTTCGTAACGTCACCTAATTCGATCATATCGTTCTCGTCATTCTTCTTATAATAAGCGCGATTGAACTCGCCAGTCTCATAATTCATAACGAGTGCGTAATCATCATAAACGGCGGAAATACCATAAGTGACAGTCCAGTTTCCTTCTTCAGTATATTCCGTATTGAGCAGCGCCCAAATAGCTTGGAATTTCTGATCGTCAGAAAGCTTGAAATTAATCTTAGGCATTTTATTACCTCCGTAATTCTTTATCTAATTAATAGCATATTCAATAGTGCTTTGTAAAGTATAAAACGAAGCCCCTTCAAAACAAGGCTCTACATTATCACCAAGTACTTGAAGTCCCAAGAAGCAACCTTCATCGAACACAACAAACTTTTTACCACGAACAATAGCTTCATGATATTTCAGTGAAGGCGCATATAACTCCATAGACTAACTCTTACCGATAATGTCTTTTGCTTCTTCATAAAGTGCAGTAAAAATTAATACATCAGCACACGCATATGTTCTGGTAACGCCATCGTCGTCCAAAAACGGCTCCCAAGCCACGTTTGGAGTCTCTGGTACGATACCATAAATACGCCCTTGATCACGACGTTCGCCGTGATCGGTGTAGTCTTCGTTTTGATATATACCTTTTACCGGAGAATATGGAAGCGAACTTATTAATTTATCTGCAAATTCGTCAGTAATATAAGTTCCATTTCGATTTTCATACTTGTAAAAAATTCGACATCTAGCCTTGCTCAAAACTTCATTATACTTCTCTAATTCGCCGTACACGCGTACGTCAAATTCAGTTAAGTTTTTATCCATTTGAGCCTCCATTGTCTAATGATTGTTCATTTTGGATAGTCTTTACAGACTTCTGTTCCGGCGCTAATTCCGGACGACCAACTTTACCTGTACCCGTACCTTGAGTATAGGCAGAAGATAATGGAAGTAATACTTTTTCTAACATCTTTAATGTATCATTTTCAAGATTCTTCAGGTTAATTAGGTCTTTTTGTGTGATACCAAGCGCGAGACTTGGGATCAAGAAACTATAACCACTCTATGCAAGTTTAAAGGAATCAGTAATAAAATCGCCAGAATCGTAATACGAAATCGGCATAATCATATACTTAAAGTTCACATTTGAATTTGCATAAAGGCTATTGATGATATAACTAAAGAAGCGCGAATACTTATTCCCAAGCATCATCATCATGGAAATATCATTCTTAATCGAAGTCATAAGTGCTTGACTACCAGTCGGCGCAAACAGCTATCCACTGACTCCAGCTTTCGAATAAACATTTTGCAATGATTTCTCAAGCGCATTTGTAGAAGCTTCAGACGACGTATTTGAGACGACAGAATCGACGTCTGCATAGGTAGTTAACACACTTATATTTTTGTTCCCCTTCATCATATTGACAGCGCCGCCGTGCATGACTTCAGCTTCATCTGGCTCGAACAGCAACGCGCCATCTGTCAAATGAGGAATCTTCTGAACTATAATTTTACGGATTTCTTCTAAATCTCGTTCTCTATTAATATCAACCGCTTCATCATAGTCAATGGTGGCGGGTATTAAATCGAGTAGGAGCGGCCGCGCGTCATCCGTAAAGGCAAAACAGAATCCAATATCAGTTGGAACCTTTACCCACGGCGTATTCACTTGACCTTTTCCATATCTACGGTAATGATCGGCAATAACCTTCGGATAAATCTTTAAAACTTGCTTCTTTGTATTTGGATCGAAGATCGTATTAAAATAAAGCACATTAAATTCAATCACATCATTACCGTGGAAGTCACGATAATTAGAACGACAATATTCAGCAGGTAAATCTAAAACAGCAAATTCATCTTTGCTAACATTCTGGAGTAAACCATAATGACAACCATCAATGAGAGCGCGTAGCGAGAATCGAGTCAGCAACTCGGGTAAATTCATTTTATCAAGATAGTTGAGCGCGGCTGTGTACTTTTTCTATACATAGGGGGTGGAGAGTTCATTGCCCGCACTTGGATTGGGTATCAATATACCTATGTATTTAAGTAAAGTCGCATAGTAAATAATTATCCTTTTATAAAAACCATCTTTATAAAAATAGTTACGAGAGAGTTGCAGCTATGCTTCTACAGAACCACTATTAATGATATTTTCTACGTCTTCTTTTGAATACTCTTTAAGTTTCCGTCTAAAATAGGTACTACCTAAAGACTCATTCCAAGACTTTTCACTTTTAACTATCATACCTTCCACGGCTTTTTTAAAGACGGAAAGATCTTCTAGCTTATTAGTCTCTCCCATTTAATTTTGTCCTCCAGTAAAGAAAATCAACTAACGCGCTTTATTACCACTTCTACGTACTACTTTCTTATAGTTTTCTTCTTCAAGTTCTTTAATGCGCCAAAGCCCATAAGCAAATGCTGAATATTTATCTTTAGGGAATCGCGGATTAATCTACTCAAGAACTATATCAAGCCCCGTTTTGCGTAAGCGCAAGTTAGACATTTCTTCAAATAGTTTCGTGGTGAGTTCGTGCGGCATTATACGCTTTATGCGCTCTTCGGTACTCATTTTCTAACCTACTTTAGTTGCTAAAAGCGCAGTTCTCGCTTCTTGTTCACTAATAAGGAAACGAACCATACCACTATTGATACGAGAGTAGGCATTACCATGGATTTTTGAATTTAAGGGTCCATTGGCCTTTAAAGAATAAAGGATTTGCGGTGCGTCTTTCGGTTGGATCTTTTTATAATCATCATTATTAAAGAAACCATACGGCGGAAGTTCGTTACCGACCTCGTCAAACTAAGTCTTTATCATTTCGTCTGCTAGACCGACACCTAAACCATTACAATCTATTACCACTTCGCGCGGCGAGTAGATTTCAATAAGTTTTTTTAGGTCGGCCGCCTACTACGTAAAGGTTTTACTTTCTGCCTAGCGGCCAAGGACAAATAAATTTACAAGTGTCGCATAGTATTTATTGTCACGAATATTGACTCGCCAAATACAAGCAACTGTCTAGTCGTGCAATCTACCTACGTCTACTGATATTAAGTAGAACGTGTTTTGTTCGGCTCTATATTTTTGCGTCCATTCGGGATTTTTAATTTTGCGGTATTTTGTTAGACGCTCATAGTTAAACCAAGACTCATCACTGCCACCGAGCCACGTTCCCATATACTCGGCCGCGAATGTAGTTTCATTATATGATGGGGATAATTTTAGATTTCGAACATATGTTGGATCTATTAGACCATGCATTGCAGGAATCCTATAATCAAGCCCAATCGCGAATGATGATTTTGGATCAATAATTGCTTTTTCAAACGTATCTATAAGTGCTTCATAAGCAAAAGATGCTTTTGTGCCAGCACTTGTTGCATAAATAACCTATGTATTTATCTTCTCATAAGGATTTACAAGACCATTGCTCATGCGCCGCGACACGTTCATCTGCGGCAAGATAATCTCCGCTATCGCGTCGCCATCTTGGTCACGTACCTCGTCTATAAGTGTTGCATGAGTACGAATACCACGGTCTGAATCCAGCGCACCAACAACCGTCAGCTTGGCGCCATTTCTAAAGAATAACTCAACATAATCCTTACCAAAATTGGCGTGTACTCCTTCGGTAAGTCCAGGTTCCAACTCATTCTTAAGTAAAGGCCAAATACGCCAAATCTCATAAATCTTTTGTTTGGTTATTTTCGCGGCCTGGGACTTGTTCGGAGCAACAATAGAGCCAACATGATTTGGTAAGAAGACGCACTAAAGATACTTAGCTAAAATAGAGAGAAAGGTTTTGGAAGTTGCGCGGGCCGCCGTGATATATAATGAAGTATATCTCATGCACGCGCGCAAGAAAATACGTTGGAAAGGAAATAAAGTAAAGTTAGAATCAATTGGTGTAATTAAATCTAGAAATACATCTGGATAAGCAGTAAAGATCTCAAAGCATTCAAGTAAGAAGTCCTAATTCTTCTCAAGAAAGTAAGGAGTTATTACAACTCCCTTCTCTAATTCGATCCCTTCGTGATATAATCGATCTTGTGTATTAAATTGTAAACTGTCAGGATTTATTAGCTCAATCGCCGCCATTACACAGTCTCACCACCAATTGGTTCAAATTCATCTTCTTCACCGTCAATTATATAACCTTCATTATCATATTCATCTGGATCAAAATCGGGTTGAATATCATATACACTACTATTTTGCTCCATTTGATTTGCAGACTTTAGTAAGTTAAGACGCTGAGAAATTTCTTCTCCAATGCCGCCTTCATTAATATAAAGACGTTGGTTATAGCTTTCGATGTTCTTCATAGATTCATCTATGACATCGCGCGTGACATCATCATAAAACTTGTTGATCTTTCCGTGCTTTTCAAGCCAGTATGCTACTTCCGCAAAACTGTCGAAGTCTGTGGCGTTTTTCGCGTTTTTAGGCGTAAACTCTGCACTTTTGATGATTTTATCATATGACGACATAAACTTATCTACTTCTTTATCACCAGCACGAATCCTATTATCAATCTCTAAAGAAAGCTTACAAAGCTTTTGTGCTTGGTCTATCTGAAGCGCGCCGGTTATATTTTGCGTATTCATAAGGCCGCGGTATAAGTCTTCAAGGTGATTCAACTCATCATCATCGTAGTTTTCACCCCACTTACGCCGCAAATCAGTATAACGTTTCTCTCTAACTTCGGGGATTTCTTCTTCTATAAGTCCAACTTCCTTAAGCTTTTTATACTACCGGTAGTAATCACCCCACCCTAGAGTCTCATAATCTTGTGTGGCGAATACTTTCGCATAAGTACCCCAAGTCTCAGTTGG